ACTCCGGCCACCGTGCCCCGATAATGCTCCAATGCCCCGTGTAACGATTGGACTACATCCTGGACACTGGTAGCCGTTTCCCCCCACACATCGAATTGCATCCATGTCCGCATCAATCCCACATCCCCGCTATGCGCATGCATGCGCATCGTGCTTACTCGCAAATAAGCAATAGCCGGCAACGTGCCCCGCCTTCGCGGAGCGGGCTCTATTCGATCCCCGACCAGACTGGCCAGCGTAGCGTCACCTGTGAGAATATCGACAATGCTTTCTTCCAGACTTGCCATCTGCATCCGTCCCTGATCTATACCCTTCCCCGATCTGGGAAAAGGTGGGAGAGCGCGGAGGGATCATCCCCTCGCAATCGCTCGCACAAAATCGCCCACTGCGAGCCTAAACTGACGCACAGCTGCGCCCTTCTGTTCGTCGAATGCTGGGCGCAAATATGGGTGCGCCGGGATCGTCACTCTCTTGGCAAATACCATCTGCCCATTAACCTCAAAAGCAAGCATACGGGCCTTCTTTGGGACAACAGTCCCCCCAAATTCCTGCATAGCTGCATATACCAGATCCGTGCCCACCAGTACGCGCACTCTTACGCCTTGCTTTTCCACCGTTTCCGAATGCAGGCTACGCCGGAGCGTGCCCGTAAGGTAAGGTGCCTTGTCTTTAGCGCTGTTCAAAATCTCCTGCGCGCCCGCGTGCAACGCCTCCTCTAGCACATTGGCTTGGCCTATGTTGCCTAGGTGCGCCAGCTTGCGGTCAAGCCGGTCTAGATTGCGCACGCGGGGCTTTTTCATAGGATAAGTTCCAAACCCAAATACGTCGTTTTCCCTTGGCTATCAATGGTGACTGATTCAATATCGTACGTCACACCGTCCACTACTGCCCGATGTTTTTCCGTGATATTTGTATACGCGCCAGAGAATGCTAGCCGCTTGTCTCGACGGACAAATATCTGTTCACCGGTTTCCGTTTCCCCACTTCGGAGAGCCAAAGGAACGGTCAAAGAACAGGCCAAATTCACATGCCCTGTCAGATTTGCCCATGTGCGCGTCACCTCTCCCAACGCGGTGCGGCTCTCTGTCGCCACCTCGATTGTACAGGCAGACGTATAGAAGTTCGTTGCCAAACTTCCCAGCATCCCCGGGTGTACAATGCCCAGACTATTAGCCATGGTTTTGTAGTCAGCCCCGCAATACTTCATTAGCTAGCCGCTCACGGGCCGAAAAATCGTCTGTCACCCATTCCGCAATCTCAAACGCTCCATACACGGCAAACTCTTCGTCTTCGGCTTGCGCCCGCAGCAAAGCGGCCCGCTCAAACATCGCTCTGGCCGTGGCTGCTCCGTCCGTCCTCAAATCCATCAGAGTAATAACTTTCAAAACGAAAGCTTCATTGCTGGCAATCGTCTCCGATGCCAACGCTGCCGCCCGTTTCACACTACTCCCTTCGATGGAATAGAAAACATTAAGCTCCTCATCTTCAAACACATAACTTGTTGAATCTGTGTCAAAGATAAGGAGCCTTATTTTTCCAGCATCGGTACCGGTATCATAAGTAAACGCCATCTGTCACGTATCCCTTATCTGCGCCGTCCTTAGCTTGTCGAATGGTACCGACTAAGTAGAAAGAACCTTCGACTGATAGCTAGCTTTCTTCTGCAAGAGGCTTCTTTTTCCTGCGCCGGCTGCTGATTTCCTGATCCCTCGTCGCCGCCAGCAGCTCTATATTAGCATTAAGCGCTTGCATTTGCTCCACTAGCGCCATCAGATAAAATTCAACCGTCGAAGTTGCCAGAGGTAGCGTCGGCATTAGCTATTACTCCCGTTACTGCCCACCGCTCCCTGCGGGTCTAGCAACGTACCCCCATAACTGATCACGCCTTTAAAGTCCTGGGTCATCGTGTCCCAGTCTCCTGCGTTCTGGTCAGCGCCACCGCTTACGCGCATTGTGTTCGCCATCTTGCGGTATAGCTGGGGCTCCTCGAATCCACGCAAAAACCCGACCTCAGCAGCCGGCCGCGAACTATCTGGACGTACGTGCAAAATCCACGACGTATTGGGGTTGGTGGTGGCAACAATCGGAATGTACGGATCCATTACCGCCTCAATATTGCGGATAATCCAGTTGTTCACTCGAATCGTCTGATTGCTTACTCCGCCCTCTGTCGCAACGTCCACCGTCAATTGATTAAGCAGATTCTGTACGGTCACGTGTAGCGCTGGCGGATATTGTAGGACAACGCCCTCTACCAGAATCGGCTCCTCATTGGCGTCCGTAAATCCCAACAACTTCTCGAAAGCCGTCCCCAAACTATCGATCGCCAAATCGGGGTTGCCTGTCAGCAGGTTGCCGTTCCCAGAACTGAAGAAAGTTGCATCTGGTCCGCTCGCATCAAACAACAGATCTGTTACAAAGTGGGCAATACTACGCCGTCCACCCCGTCCCAGCCTGTCGGGGATGCTATCGAACGCGTCCAAATCATCATCCATAATCTGACGGAACGACAGCTTGACACCCTTGCTGTAAAGGCTCGGTTTATACGTGTATCCAGTCTCCTCCAAAGAAGTGTCATAGGTCAAGCTATCTTCTTCGGTCTGTTCCGTATAGCGCCCTTCCGCTCCGTCAAGTTTGACCCGACGTACAGTTCTGTAGTCTCGCAGCGGTCTGCTTACACGCACATAACGTCGCCAGCCCTGCGGGAATTCTCGGAAGCGGCCCAAAATCATTCTATCTAGCACGTCCCCCATGAGCAAGGGAAAGTCGCTTGACGTGTAAGCCTCGCCGATCCGCATTATACCCGGGTAATTACTCTCGATCATTGGCGCTGGGCCGGTTTGGCTCGGAGAAAGCGCCTCTCTAAGAACCCAGTCCGGCGCGCGTCCTGTAAGGAGATCGGACATCAATTCCGCTGCGCTGGCCACTCTACTCTCGTGCAACGGATCGGTTGCATTATCCCAGCGCCCACCCGGATTGGATCTCCGGACAAGATTGTAGGCTCCAAGATCCACGCCCCCATCATTGTAACGTTCGCCGTTTCCACTGTCAGCCGATTTTGCAAAAGTGATCGCCATTATTTCCTCCTATGTGGTCGCCGTGACCAGTACGTTAATGGTGTCCGTCGCATTGGCAGAGATCGCTTCGAGCGCAATCCCGACCTCTGCATCCGCACTACCGCTCGAATTGTTGATGCTAGTCGCGGGCGATCCCGTCCCGGTGTCGTGATAGTAAAGCTTTGCTCCTACCGCAATCCCCGATCCGGCGTTGTCGTCCACTAGTAAATCCCACACCTTCTCCCCAAAGTCCACAGTCGTCTTCGTGGCCGCGTTGCCGCCCTCTCCTTCATCTGTCAACGCCACACCTACCTTTGGGCCCACACGCACCGGGTCCGCCGTTTCCGGGGATGTCGGGTGCGTCACCACTACCGAAAATTTGGGTATATTTCGCACCAAATTGTTAGCCATTTCCTACTCTCCTTTTCCTGCGGTAAAGCCCAGATCAGTGAACGCTCTATCCATCCGCTTTTGGACCTCTACCATATCAATGCCACTGGCGGCCGTTTGACTGCCGCCCATCCCCTCAATACGGCCCTGACCAAAGCCCGCTGCCTCTTGCAAATAGGCAGTTTCGGCAATCACGGCCTCGTCTACCTTTTCCTTCAAACCTTCCACGTCCAACTTGCCCGCTTCGGTCATAGGCAAATTACAGGCCACACTACGTCGCAACCGCTGGATTGTCACCGCGGGCAAAGTCGCCTCGTCCAGCGCTTCGCTTACGACCGCCGACGCATCCCGTAACAGTAGGGACTTTGATAGCTGGTCCCTCTCTGTTTCCAGCGCCTGAATTACTTTTTGCGCTTCGGCTAATTTTTCCTGCGCTTTTTCCAGATCATCCATGTCCATTCCTCCTGAATTGTGTACCCCGCTTGGCTCCGCAACTGATGAGACAGCAGTGCCGTTTGAAGCCTCAAATAACTGTACAATCTCGCCACCGGCCCCAGCCTTTGTCACAAAATCAACTGAGAGCCCAGTAGTCAGCGCTGAGATAATCCGTCCTTTGCGCCCTTCTGCTTCGCCCGTCGTCGCCCGACCCAAGCCACGAATCGACGTGCCAATATGCGGACCGATTTCGTCTACCGTTTCCCGATAGCTTTCAAACACCAGAGCGTCAGCATACAACCCCGGTCCCACGGCGCCCTGATCATCCCAGCGCGCCGGTGTTGATAGCACTGCCGCCAAATTGCGGAGGCTACCTTCCGGCCGTTCTAAATCTTCGCTTGCCGTCGCGTGATCCCAAAACATCTGTGTTCCTGCTCGATAGATGCTAGGCCCATCCCGTTCCAACACTTCAGCCGGATAATAGCCGCTCGTACCCCATCCCGGTTTAACAACGCGTAGCTGAATAGTTCCATCGGAACGGATAGCCCGCCCCTTCCTAACAACCACATCCCCGGCCTGGCTCTCTACTAGCTCCTCCACCGATTCGTTGTCCGATTCGTTGTCTACTTTTTCGCTATCCTGCATAACCATAGAAACTTCTTTTTGACTATTGCCCATCATCACCCTCCAAAAAATAAAGAGCGCAGCTCAAACCCATCCCGCCCACAGCCTTGTGGCGGCCTCTACCTTATCACTCTTTTTCACTGCTGTCTAGCTTCGACCTCACGGCTTGCCTGCGCGAACGTGGACTACCTCGCCCGTCTATAAAGTGCAGAGCACCTACATCCCGGAAATCGAAGCGGCCTATCGTGCCCGCTTGGGAATTGCGTTCTAACAGACAACCAACCTGCGGCCTGATTATCTTTACAGCCTGCGGATACTCGCTCATCCCCCGACGTGCGCCAAAACTTCTGCATAGGGACGCCTGACCCTTCCAACCCCAACGCTACAATCCGGCTCCCCTCCTCATAGGCTTGCCCCACCTCCGTCACCGCTACCAGTGTGGCCCGATCGCGTATATGTCGCTGGGGTTTTAATCCGGCAAAACCATCAAAGCGGTTTTTTATTTCTTTGGCCGTGCGCGTGTAGCTCCAACCGTCTTTCGCTGC